GAGCCTGTTCCTGTAGCTACAGTGATTCCAGTATTTGCTTTAGTTACGCTAAAAGTATATGCGCCAGAAGTACCATAAGATAATTGAGTAGTACCTATATAAGCATTAACGACTACTTGATGAGCACTAGTAAATGTAATCCCATCATAACCTGTAGTTGGACCTTGAAATTGAACAGCATTATTAGAAATAACTACCGTAGGCGTTTCAGCACCATCATCAAGTCGAGGTATTACAATAAAGTCTTGAAGTGTGCTATTTGTAATACCATTTATTGTACCTGTTAATATACATTTATAAGTATTCGATGTGGTTGCATTAAAGTCGGCTTTAGGTACTGAATATGTAGAACTTGTTGCACCAGATATTTCAGTATCATTTTTATACCATTTATAGCCATCAATGGCAGATACATTTATTGCAGTAGTTACTAGAGTTATTGTTTCAGGTGTAATTAAATCATTTTTATCTTTTTTGAAGATAGCAGCAGCATTATCAATTGTAAATAAGGCAGCTGCAGCTCCAGTTGCACCTACTCTTTGCTTTGTTAAGCTATAAATCTTACTATATGTTATAGAGTCATAAATACAACTTAGTGTGAATTGTTCAAAATCCGAAGACCAACTACTCTGTGTTAGGCTAAATGCACCAGTAGTTGCATTTATTGTTAATGTAAGGCCATTTTTAGTTTGAGATTGAGTACCTGAACTTCCAATAAAGAAATTAAGCCCAGAATTAAGAATTGTACCACCTTTGTATAGTCTAAACTCATTTCCTACTGGCAATGTTGATACAATTCCGTTTACATTTGCAAAGGCAATCTCAGATTCAGACTTTAAGTCAGGGATGATAGCATCATCGCCATCTTTACTTTTAGCGTATGTATACAATACAGAATATGTATTTCCACCATAAACAGCCTGAAATATGAAAGATTCTGTATTAGTTGTCCATGAACCGCCTGTAAAGGTTACTTGACCTGTGCTAGAGTTAACAGTTGCCGTAAGACCATTTTTAGTAATTGTACCTGAATAGACAACATTCGAAGTAAGTAATTCTCCACCTTTATATAAACGAATAGCATTATTTGGTGGTAATGAGTAATTAGTGCCGTCCTGTTCAGCTCTAGTCACATCTGCTTCAGACAGCAAATCTATATTAACTGCATCTTGACCAGTTTTTACAAATATGGAAGGAGAAGACCAAGCTGATGCTGGAAAGGTAATTGTAGACGAGGGGGAAGATACAATCGCGACAACGACATAGAGTGTATCATCTCCAGATGGAATTACCTTACTCCAGTTGTTCGCTAAAGTACTAGTTATCTGATTGGTTGCAAAAGAATACGTTGCACTTCCAGGATTATCATTTGATGACAGAGGATCTAAGCTTCTCTTATACGCAAATATTGTAGCTCGATCAGACGCTAATGCGTTATCTGCCGGAAGATTTACAGCTGCTGTATTAGAAAATGATCCTAAGAGTTTTCTAGTACTTTCTAATCTAACTTTGTATAATAAGTCACCAAATTCATTTGTATTGTCAATAAACTCATTATTAGCACTAGTCCCTATTTCAATAAAGCTGGGATTTTGAACATCTTTTGCACGATAAATTCTAGTTAGTTCATGATCTTCATAGTTTATACCATTAGATCTAATACTAGGAATAGTCCAATTTAATTTAATCGCTTGATCGAAATCACCAAACAAGGCCGCACTTAAGTTTGTAGCTGTTGGTGGATTCAGTAATGCATCAATCTTGGTAACTTGTGTTGTACTAGTTACTGCAATTTCAGATGTTATTGTATTTGTAAATGCTCTTACACCAAATACACCAATAACAGATCCTAGGTCTGGTACATAGAATGGTGGTGCTGTAGCTCTGCCTATTTCAACAAATATAGGTCTACCGCCCGAATCCAAATTCTGAAACTCATGAAAATAAATTATATATCCGCTAATAGATGTCTCAGGTGAAAGACCCCATGTAAGAGTTCCTGGCGAGTTATTAATAATATTGTTGCCAGACGTAAATGTTACATAAGAGGGAGCAGTCAGATAGAAGTTATAAAGATTAGGAGATACAACAGATTCTGCAGGTTTTACAGACCATGCTAATTGTGTATAATCAAATCGTGTAGCACTTATCTCGCAAATAGAACCTTCCATTAATCTTACTTCATCAACTCTTAAGAACAAATCTGCAGTATTGCCAAGATTTAAAGTGGTGCTATTTAATTTAATAATATCACCAGGCTCTAAGTATTTATCCTTCAGTATATATTGGAATCTTACGACAATTGCACTACGACTAACTCTAACCATTTCCTCAGCTTTAGCTAAGGCATGATAGTAATCTGTAATACCTTCTGCAAACAAATCTGTTTCTAATGTAATGCTATTATCTTCTGCTAGCATTGCATTGTAAATAGTGTTTGTTTGAGTAACATTTACAAATGATGAGTAAGACTCACTTCGAGTAGTCCATAAAGTAGTACCGTCAGGCGCAGTTAAAATAGCTGCAACGCCTCTACCACCATTATTGTCATCTGATCCAGTAATTGTAAGTATATATTCTTGATTAGCATTTAAAGCTCTAGTACTATTAACTACAGCATTATGATCACTTGCGCCAGTCGAACTTCCAGCCAATGTCAGAGTAGCACTATTGTCTGCAGCTAGTTGTAAAGTATATATTCCAGATATTTTAGGAATAATACGCCAAATCATAGAGGTACTTGTAGTTCCGCCATCCCATACAGCATAATTATTTAATAACTTATGGCCATCACTATTAGCTTCCCAGCCTGAAACTGGATTGTAGCGTTTAGCACCAATACCTCTAGTGTATTGTTGATTAGTCTTAGGCGGCCATGACACAGAGTCTTCTTTAAAGTTATTAGCTTCATTATGAAAACGAATTGTGCAGCTATTGAGTCGTTGACTAGAGCTAGGCCAACCTACTTCTACAGCTTTATCATGAACTAAATCATCATCTGTTAGAGTAGTTGCTAGATTAATTGCAGAATTAGTTAAAGGATATTGTAACGAAAGCTTATAACTACCTTGTGACCAAATCAAACGTGCATCACCCATTGTAGCTAATATTGCCTCTACATTTTCTCTAACTGGTTTAGAAGTATCTATTACGATATTACATTCATATAGAGGTAAATTTCTAGTTGATACATTTCTAGAACCATCTGTTGGTTGCCAAATTTTACCACCAATATTTACATTGTTTTGAATTGTTATATCACAAACTTGAGCTGCATCGTAGAAACTCTTTAGATCTATTTGAGAAAGTAGTAGAGCTTTTCCTGATGTAGAATCTAGAAGATAATCTAGTAAACAATACGCTGGATTATTAGAATAAGTTAATGATGAAGCTAGACTATATGTATAATTTCCAGAAGTACCTGTTCTGTTAATTACTTTAACCTTACGACCTTCAATCAATGCTTGAATGTTAGGTATTCTATCAAATTGAGGCTCATCTCGATCTAGCCTTATAACTGCAGATAGATACGCAATATTTGTAAATAATGCAGTCTGTCTTTCAGGAAAATTATTCGCAATAATCTGATCATTGCCACCATTATAGAAGAAGCTAAATCTTAATGCAGCTTTAGGATCACTATCTTCGACAAATGAACCACCTTTGTAGATAGTCTTAGTGGCAGAATCACCTAGTGCTGGGTCATCAATAAATTGTGACTCTTCAATAATTACATCATATACTGCATTGATAGGGCCTTGACAAAATGCCTGCTGAAAGAATAAAAATTCATTCTTGTTTCCATCAATATTTTGATTTAGCTTCTTTTCACTAATTCCGTTATATGCAGAAGTTGTAACAGTGCCTTGTTCATCGGTGTAAGTATATACATCTCCATCTCTTGCATTTGCACCTGTTGAAAAAGTTTTATCAGCGGGTACAGTTATACTTGGAAATTTAAAAGTACTACTTACATTGTGGTATACTCTAACACCACCTACCATACCTCTACCATATACAATTGGTAGAGAGATCACTTCACCTTCAGTGACGAGTTCAAAGCCTTTTCTAGCTTCTGCAGCTTCTCTAGCAGCTCTTCGTGCTTTCTTTGCTTGATATAGGTTATAACTAATAGACGCAATGACAATAGCTGTTTGTACCATTGCCCAAGTAACTGTTAATGTTCCAATAACGACTGCCATTATCCTCTACCCCATTTAAGTTGTACAGGTCCAGATCCTTCATAGATCTGATCAAAACAAGTATCATTAGTGTTTAATGTTCTGATATATTCCTTACTTGTATAAAAAGACCTTGTTAAATCTAAATCAGACATAGGGCTAGAACCTGTTACACTAAGAATCGCTTCATTCACATTTCCTGTACCGATATTATAGGCAATACTATCTACTAAACCCTTGTAGGCTAAGATAGTATTGGCAAGTTGTGTATAAGGTGCGTTTGTACTTGGATTTATAAATCCGATACGAACTTCAAATTCTTTTCCTACTAATCCAGACTGTGCTGCAGCACCTAGTGTATAGTCTGGATCTGCTAAAGTTACCTTATATAATTCACGATCTACTGTAGCAGATAATTTTGGAGGATCAACTTGAACAATCCGACCGTCAGCTACATAAGTTTCGCCATTTGATAAAGTAATATTATTAAAGTGAGAAGTAGTATAGTACGCATAAATTCTCACCATATAAAATGCATCTACAGATGGATTTTGTAGAAGCGAAATAATTGTTGAACTAAACTCAATCATAATTTCTCTATGAGTGTTACAGTACCCATATCCATTAAAATACCATCAGAATAGACCATACCCATTACTGTATCTGTATCATAAAGGCAACTCATAATAACATCTTTCTTGAATTTAAATGAAGTATTATTAACAGCAATTCTAAGAGCCGGATAGATATTTAGCGAGCCGTTTGCACTTAAGTCAGATGTTAACATATAAATTTTAGAATGATTATCAAATTTAATTAAAGTGCCTTTGGCAATTATACCTGCATTATCTACTACAGTTAGTTGAGTTGCATTAGCTGACCCTGTAGCTTTTGGCGAACTAGCTGTTGATGTTGTCTTTCTAACTGAACCTACATTTTGTGGTACTGTAATTGATACTGTTTCAGAAAAACCCTTTGTAACTAAATTAACAAATAAATCTTCAGCGTCATCTGACAGTGGCTCGAGATTAGATGTAATCTCCCACCGTTGAGCTGATCGCCTAGATACTTGTCTTTTTAGAGAAAGGGTATCTGAAACAGTCATAGGTTGATTGCTACGTAATGTAGTTGGAGCTACAAATTTAGCAATTACCTGATTGTTTTCATAGATACCGTACATATTTACCCTTTATAACCTCTTTCTCTGTTGTGTGAATTAACACCTTCGGCAATTGATGGAAGCATTTGATAAATTTCAGCTTTTGTTTGCCTACTAATGTCACCAGTGATATTAATATTAAAGACTTGTTGACCTTTGTTTTGAGCAATAGTTGCAGGTCCAATATTAGCCATTGCAGGTGATGCTATCATTGCAGTCGATACTAAGCCACCTTCCATGAACTTTCTAAATCTATTTCCATTTATTGCCGTTAACAGAGCTAGATTCTTTCTAGTAGCTTGAGCGTTTACTACAAATTCACCATTAGACAACATTGCTGGAACTGAATCAGAAGTTCCTGTTCCAGGACCACTTACTTTGCCGCCTTCTGCAAATCCAAATAAACTGAAAACAGAACTAAATCCAGTTTTGAATAGACTGCTTATTCCGCTGAATAGACTTCCAAAATCTAGATTAGTAAATAGGCCTTTAAAAGAGTCAAAGAAGCCTTTAAACGACTTTGAAAATGTTTCAAATATTCCGCCAAATGAGAATTCAGTCGGAGTTTCTTTTACTAATTGACTTGCATTCTCAGCAGTCTGTTCACCAGATTTAAATATGCCAGTTCCTAGACCTTTTAATAATGTATTTAATGGGCCTTTTTCTTGATTAGTAAATGGATCTAATAAGCCTTTTACAAATGTATCGATTACACCACTAGTAAATGTATCTAGAACTCCTCTTAAAAATTCTTTAGGTGTTGCTTTACCTTTTAGAACATTACTAAGACCACTACTAAGAGATTCACTTACACTTGATGCTAGAGATTCTCCTGCTAGAGTTGCTCTTGACTTATAATCTTTACCTTTAGTATTAATAAAGTTAGTAGAATCTGTTAATATATCATCAATAATCTTTTGCAATATATTTCTAAAAGCACCAGATGGGTCTTTAGATGGATCTTTTTCAAACTCTTTTATTTGAGTTCTAAGAGCATTTACTTGAATTGCAGATTGCTCAACTCTATCTCTTTCTGCATTTGTTAATGCATTAAAGATATTTTCATCAATTTGAATTCCAAGGGAAGCAATACGAGTCTTAAATCCTTCCAGATTTCTAAGACCTCTTGTTGGTGCTTCTTGAAGAATCTTATTAATATCTTTAGTAATTTCACCAAAAGATTCTTGTGCTCGTCTTCTAACATCTGATGTAACATCAACTTTCTTAATTACGTCAAATTGTTCAACTGCTTTAGATCTTAAACCTTCAATAAGGCCTAGCGTAATCTCATCTAGTGAATTAAAAGCTTCTTCAGAAATATTTATTCCGATTTTATCAAAATCAACTTTTAAGTCTTTAAATGGAACTCTGAAAGCTTTAACAGCGTCTCTAGCTTGTGTCAAACTAGATTTACGTTCTGTTTCAATAGCTTGACGACGTTTATTTATTTCACCACCTGGCAATTTACTTGCAAGTCCGCCTTCTAACGTTCCTATTTCTAATGAATTAATTGCATTTATTTTTTGTGCAATACTAGCAGCATCTCGAAGAAGTCTCTCACGAACTGTATCTGACATATTAGAAAGTTCTTCTAATGTTATCGTAAGTTCTGGAAATGCCTCTTGAATTAGCTTTAATTCATCACCAAAAGTTAGTTTAGTTGGTTTCTTTTCTTCAGGTTGCTCAACAAATTTACTAGGAACTTGAGCAATTCCAGCTTTTGCTAAATTATCTGCAATACTTCTGAAAACATCATTAGCTCGCTGTAAATTTTCATTACGCAAGAATTGACTGAGTCGTTTATCAGTACTATTTAAGATAGCTTTATTAGCTTCATCAATAGCACTAGCAAATTTTCTAAATTGAGCAGGATCTCTTTCTGCAAGATTCTTAATTGCTTTTAGATCTACACTTTCAAATCCTGCATTCTCTAAAGACTTTTTAGTCTCTACAAAAGCTTTATCAAGATTATTAGAACTCTCTAATAAGCTTTGAAGAGTTCCTTTTAACTCTTGTCCAGAAGGAAGTGTAGTAGAAGGTGCAGCTGGTTTATTAAAACCTAATAGACTCTTAAGACGTTCAAATATTTGAACTGCAATTTCTGTAGCACCGGTACTTGTAGTAGCTGTGCCTTCGGCATATCTACGTACTCCCATGCCACTATTAATTGCTGTTAATATATCCCAATTCTTTCTTGCATCTTTTGCATTTACAACAAATTCACCATTAGATAATAGAGCAGGAATAGAATCTGATGTAGATGTTCCTGGACCACTTATCCAACCACCCATTGCTCTTGGAATTGCAGAAACAGCAGGACTAGATGGAAGTGATGGCTTTTGAGCTTTTGTTTCATCAACTAGAAAACCTGTAAGTTCAGTAACTAATTTGTAAACAAGATATGAGACTCCAGCTACAATTGCAACTTTTACTGCACCTACTGATAAAACTGCAGTAATAGCGCCCATGATTACAGCGCCTAATGTTGCTAAAGGTCCTAGAGAAGCTCTAAGATTTCCGAGATTAGACAAAACAGTTTGTCTAAACAAATCCACCTGCATCGATATACCGGCAAGATTAGAAGCTAATCCAGCTCTAAAACTTCCTACTAGTTTATCAAATGCACCTAATTTAGCTGCAATTGCTGCAATAATTCCCGTAGTTGCTGCTATGTCTGTAACATCTTTTCTAGTTACTTCACCAACAACAGGTAAGTCTGCAACAGGTCTATTAAGATCTAATCTATTTGTTATGCCACGTTTAATATCTTGCCATAGTACTTCAAGTCTACTAACTAGACCGTCTAATATAGGGGATATCTTAGCTTTCCAAAATTCACTAAAATTATTAAATATTGACTTTAATGAATCCCAATTTAAGGCAGCAGTGATTAATGCTACTATACCTGCAGCAGCAAGTAGAAATGGGCTTGCAATAATTGCAGCAATTGGTGTAAGAGCAAACAAAACTGCTCTCCCAATTAGGCTACCAACTCCGGACACACCTGATACAAAAGTCTGAGCTATGATAGAACCAATTCCAGCGCCCACGGCTTGACCCGCGAACGAGATTCCAAGGGCAGTGCCTACCCGCACCCATTCGGGGCTACTGGTCATGCCTCTGGCGATCTCTGTGCCTATCTGGAGGCCCGCCAGTCCGCCCAAAATTCCGCCTGCGCCTGCACCGACATTTCGTATACCTTCTCTTAAAGAATCAGCTTGTTTCTGTAAATTTTCAGTAATAAGTCTTTCACGACGAGATGACTCTTCTCTACTGGCTACAAGATTTCTTCTGATTTCTCTTACATTATTCAAATTAGCTTGAGAAGCAGTTAAGGCATCTTGACCACGAATACCTTCACCAGTCCGAATTCTCGATTCTAGAGTACCAAAAGCAGATACGTTTCTAGCATTAATTGCAGCTAACGCCCTTTGCTGACCTATTAATGCACCATTAGAATCTCTAAGTTGAGCAAGTTGATTAACTGTTTGATCAAAAGCTGTTCTATTTGAAGTAACTGCTGCTTTTAGATTATTAGGTAGTTTTGCAATTTCTTTATTTGTCTTATCAATATCTCTACGTAATAGATTACGTTCTAAAGTAGATGTAACAGCTTGTGCCGCTTTAGTTGGTGCTGTGGCAATACCTAATGCAGCTTTTGCAATAGCTTCTCTACCAGCTTGAAACAGTAAGGCTGTTTTAGCAACTGTCGATAATACACCTAAAGGATCATTTAACACACTACCAGAAAATAGGGATGTAATACCTTTTTCTACAATACTAATAAAAGTAAATGCAGCCTTGCCAAATGAAGATGAAATCGTCTTATCATCAACAACTCTAGAAGCAAAGATAGCACCTAGAGTAGTTACTACACTTAATAGGACACTTCTTACTGGACCGCCGTCAAATGCTTTAATAATTGCTAATGCAAATACACCAGTAAATGCTGCAATCAACGGTACTTGCCATCCTGGAGGCAACATGTTTATAAAGTCATGACCGAATGGTCTATCCATTGAACTTCGATATGGACCACGACCTACTTGAGCTTCTGTATCAATTTGAACACCAAAAACTTGACCAGGTGTTGTATCTTTAAGTCCGAATAATTGCTTAAGACTTCGACCTAATAAAGAATTATTAAAAGATTCTTCAATTTGTTTACGAACCTTTTGTAAGCCTTCTACAGATTTTCTAGTAAGATCTTCAAGTTTATTTGTTTTCTTTACTTCTGGTTCCTGGCTTATCTCTAATGTGCCATCTTTAAAGAATTTAAAACCAGCAACTACAGCTGCTATTGCAGTAAATACACCTAAGACACTTAAGAGGATTCCTCTAAATTTATATAAGGCTGCAACACCAGTAATAAATGGTGCCGTAATATTTATTCCACCAAATCTTAAATTGGCTTTTTCAACAAATTCGGCAATAATTGATAAAGGTTTCTTATTTAGTTTGCTAACCCATTCAGTAGTTTTCTGTACTAAATCTGGAATCCATGAATTACCAATAACTTTATCATAAAGCCAAAAGAACCAACGTTCTACTGCAATTGCCCAACCTCTTACATATTGAATTGCTAAGTCTAAACCAGGAAATATACTTCTTATATCTATTTTAGGTATATTAGCAGAAATTGTAGAAAATGCTGAAGTAATGAATTGTCTAATAGTACTAATGAATGCCTTAGTATTATTTATGATTATTTGGCCAATATTAGTAGCTTGAAATGCTGCATATAAAGAAGTAGCAGCTGCAGTACTAGCAACAGCTACATACTTAGCCCAGCTAACAACATCTTCAGTTAACCTTACTAAAGTAGGTCTCCATTTATCATATAAAGTTCTAGTAGTTTCTTCAATTCTAACTCCAGTTTCTTTTAATGAATCCCATAGATCATTAAATAAGAGAACTGAATCAGTTACAAATAGTACTAATTTTAATTTAGCTACAGCTAGAGTAAAGCCTAGATTTGTTGCAAAGCTAAATATACTATTTGCTAAATTATTGATAGATTCTGCAAATCCACTAGTAGAGCCTAATGCAGCTTTCTTTACCTCATCAAATAATATAACAAGAGAGTTACCTAAATTTTGAAAAGCAGCGCCATAGGTTACAGTAACTTTTGCAAAATTCTTTTCAATTTCATCTTGTTGTTTTAGAATTGCTTTAAATACATTAACAGAAGATAATTTACCTTCTTCACCTAATTGTCGTAATTTACCAATCGATACACCTAAGCCTTTAGCAATTGCTTCAGCTAATGGTGGTGCATTTTCTAAGATTGAACGTAACTCATCTCCAGCTAGTCTTCCAGATGCTAGTGCTTGACCTAACTGAATAATAGCCGCATTTGCTTCTTGTGCACCAGAACCCGATACCGCCATTGCCTTGCTTATTAATTCAGTAGCTTTAGCAATATCGCCTTGTGCTGCACCAAAATCTTTACCTGCTCTAGAAAGTCTACTATATAGACTTGCAACAGATTGAAGATCAGAACGTGTTGTGTTTGCAATTCGTCTAACTTGATCTAATGCAAATGTAAATTCTAGTTGACTTTGAGTTGCTACTCTAAGTTTTGTCTCTAGATTAGTTAATTCATCTGAATATTTCGCAAATGTTTGAAAAGTTGCATAACCAGCAATACCTACAGAAGCTAACCTTAGAAAATTAGAGAAGCTATTAGAGACTTTATCTACACTTGATTGTATACCATTTACAGAATCTCTTAGCTTAGCTAGATCTGCTTGGGCCTGTGAAGAATCTGAAATAGTTTTCAAAACTATAGCCATGAAAACCCTTTCAATTAAAAACCCAGGATTATATTAACCCTGGGTATGTACTGCTATTCTTTTACTTCAACAATAGTTCCTAATGGAACACCATATTTTAATGCAATAGATTCTATGAATCTAGCAGGAGCTTGCTTAGATGAACCTTCATTTAAGTACTGAATATATTCTGTAGTATTTTCTACTACAAAGGTATTCGGCAATTCAGTAGTTTTCCATGATTGTTGAGCTAATCCTGTATCAATTGGTGTAGCTTGTTTTAAGTCATTCACCATCTTTGATACATCAAGTCTTGCTTGTTCTTGAGTCAATTTTTCTCTGGTTTGAAAGAGCTTTTTGAATTCTTCTTCAATACCAAGTAAAGCCATTTTACCTTTCATTATATATCCTTTAATATATCTAACTTATCACCACCTTTAGCAGATAGTAATTTCTGTAACATATAAGAACCTTTTAAAGGATTATCTTTAGGTTTAGAGAATATAACAGCTAGACTAGGAAATATCTCTTGAGGCTTTTTCTTTTCACCAAGAACATTCATTAAATATGCTGCTCTAAGATCAGATCTCCAATCAATAGGTCTATTTTCGAAATAAGACACCCATAAGAGAAACTCATCATATGGCATTTCTTCTATGAGTTTATAAACAGGAGTTCTTAGATTGTATGCAATCTCAAAGAGAACTTTCTGTTCATCATCTATAACTACTTTCCCTGTTCACCTGCAATACCAGAAAACTTCATAATTTCATTAGAAAGTTTTGAAAGTTCGTCCATAGGGAATGTGTTGAAGTCTTCATCTGTAAGTTCATCAGCACCTTCTACAGACATTTTAATAACTTTCTTAAGTAATTCAAAACCGCTTTCTTGATCTTCATTAGAGACCTTTGCACGATCTTGAATATCAAGAACTTCAGCAACACTTAACTTGGTGATTTTTACATCTTCACCGATAAATTTTACGGTCTTAGTCATTTTCTTGCCAACTAAGCCTTTAATATTTGAAGACATTTTATTCGCCTTTGAAATTTTCGGAATTTGCAGATTGGAAGTCATCTAATTGCTTCCTCATAGTATGGAGAAATGCTAAAGTTTGAAACACTTCTTTAGATTTCTCTTGATCATTTACGAATTCAGGCATCCTTTCGAAGGTTTTCCTGATGCTAATATCTATACTCTTACGCATATGTTTTGCTGTAGTGCGTAAAACATAGCCCATACTAAATGGTTTATTTTGATCTTGGGTCATAATATCTCTTATTAATAATATTGAGGTCATATTTTAAGTTTATATTTAAGTATCTTAACTAATGATACACCTCAAATAGTTACTTAGATAGTATAAGCCCCAAAGAACTCAGACTGGATAGAAATAGTTACAGTTGCAGTGTTAGCATCAGTTAACTGAGGCGTAACGAGCAATGCTTCAATTTTACCAATCCAGTAGTATTGGCTGTTTTGAACAGTACCAATACCACCACTAGTAGCTGCATACTTAGTTGCACCAGTACCAGTTGGTTGTGCATTCATTAATGCAAAACGGAAAACATATTGCTTTCCATCACCAACCATGCTACCAAGAATATTAGTAACTTCATCAGCCCAATCAGAAGGAACAAAGTTCAATGTGATCTCTAAAGAAGGAGCATCAGATTGACCTTGAATCTGTTGAGAAGTCTTAGCACCATAAGTTGGTACATTAACAATATTCGGAGGAGTTCCCATTGCAGGGAATTCACGAACGTTCTTAATACGAACAAAAGTATTAGTACCTTTAGTTCCGCCTACGCTATCAATCTCTGTAGCAAACAGAGCTTGAAACTCACCTGCCGTATCTAGAGCAGCGAGTTGACTAGCAGTGAGGTCAGTACCAGGAACGGCTACAGCCAGATCCGAGTAAAGGCCTGCACCAATCGAGGTGATATGAGCCATTTAAAACACTCCAAAGTAATTGAATGGTATTGTGTAAGTTGATCTAAACAATGCTGGATTATCCTTATCAACACCTCTATAATCTAGAGAACTGTTCAAGAATTGTGTAACTGCACCTGACTGGGTAGATACACTTTTACCAACAAGGTATTGATCAAGTTTATCTGCTATAAGAGATGTGGGTTTAGGACCATTTCCTGCAGATGTAAATATATCTACTATAAATACACCGGAAACTGATTTAATATTTAAGCCAGCCCCATTAGCAATAATAGACACTCTAATAAATTCATTTCCTGTAGATACACTTACGAAGTTAACCGGAAATGTTTTTATATTTTCAGCTTTCCATGCTACACTATCAAATATAGAGAAGATGTCTGTTTGTAAGTCAATAAACTTACCCATCATACCTCCCTATAAATGTTCACAAGTGAAATAAAGCCATTGTCTTTTGGAATATCACCGATGTTCCAGGTTTGACTATTTAGTTGAATAGTAGAATATCGAGTTAAATCACCAACCTCTTTAGTCTTTAACATAATCTGTGTTTCAACAGTATTACGATCTTTTGCTTTCTTCTCTTTTTCAACAACAATAACTTTAGTAGTAACATTAACAGCAGAGCTAAATTCAGCATCTCCAAGTCCAAAATTAAAAGATGGATTTGGTTTTAATGTTAAAGTTGCATTAACAGCTAAGTCTTTTAAAAGAGTAAAAGCTCGGTTGAGGTTAGTATCAATCAAGTTCTGATATGACACTAGTTAGCCCTCCACCATAGATTAGAACCACTATTAATACGTAAAGGCTTAACTAAGCGTTTAACAATATTAGGAATTCTATTAGCTAATTTGACGTAATTTAAATCAATATTTCCTACTTTCAAATCTTTGACACTACCAGTGTCATCGAGTAGTCCGTCATTATTTAACAAGTGATATGCTAGTTCATAAGTAGCAGTTGTGATTCGACTAGGAACAGTGTTTTCTAGTTCAACATCCATTCCTAATCGAGGATCAAAATACACACCTACACGAGGGAAAGCAAGAGTTTGAGAATCACTTACAGCAACTCCTATCCAATCAAGATCGTCTAGCATCAGTGTTGCTGTGACAAGTGACTGAGATTTTTGAGCTTCAGATGCACTTGTCCATGCTGCAACATCGATACGATCTTCAAAGTAGGTATTGGCCTCAGCTACCGTCGCATAAGAGTTAGTTCCTTTTACGAGTGCCATAAGTGTTCCTCTCTATAATTAAGAATGGAAAATAGGCAGAATACCCAAGCTCAATGCAGAAGACGACTTACGAATCCATGTTCCTGTAGTGCTTGCAAGCGTACCAGAGGCAACGCTAGCGAGGGCTTTAGGTGTACCACCTTCGATTGCATAACGATACTCAGCATCAGATGGGAATGCTTCTTTACCACCTGCCCAATCGTAACCAGCAGGATGCATTACATAGCCCCAACGATACCAAATAGAGGTAGTACCACCGCCCTTATAGGCTGCAGCATTACGCTCAATTTCAACTTGATCAGGCACAGCTAGAGGACGCATTGCTAATGCACCAGGAAGTACGATAAAGGAGGTTTTAGTACCAACAATATCTACACCTGCACCAGTGTTAACTTTTGTCAACTCAGCAGAGGTAAAGCCTTGTGAGGCACGAGTTTGAATCAAACGAAGTTTACCTTGGAAGATAGTATTAAAATTAACATTACCATCTACAACAGTCGTTTGATCAACAAGATTTGCCGAACGAAGCGAAGCCATCATTTGAGGACTGGTGATTAGATATGCATACTCTGGCTCATAATCTTTAAATGCCATTCCCATAGCATCTAAGAAACCTTGAGCACGAGCAGCACCCTGAATAGAAGTAGTTGCATCTACAACAGCCTTAGCTGCACCAAGGTCTACATAGAAACCGTATTTCTTATCGGTAGGATCATTATCAAAAGTTTGTCCACCAAGACCTGTTGCACCACTAGCAGCAGCAGCACCATTGAGTGCTTCGGACAGTGCAACACCCTTAAGAATAGCCAAGAGAGCATTATGCTCATCTTTAGCACGAGTTTCACCAAAATCACGACCGATTTTAGCAAGACCGTCTTGTTGAGTTACAACTTGCTGCATGTTAACTTTAGTAGCACCATGTGTACGTACTGTCTTAATGTAATTTACATAATCAGACGAATACGTAGTACCAGTACCGGCAGTAGAGTCGGTAAGAGATGCAACGTTAACAGTAGGATTCAAAGGCTTAAACCAACGAACCTGACCACTAAAGGTTTCAGTGTTAGTATCAATATTAGGATTATCGCCAACAATACCAGTGCTAGTAAGTTTACGTTCACTAGTATATGCTTCATCCGAGTACGCACTCAGAGCTTCTTGCAGAACAAAGTTGTCGGCACCTGCAAGGTTAGTTTTAACAGTCATTTAAATTCCTTTTATCTCTTAGGAGGAAGTTTGCCTTCCCTAGCTAATTTTAAGACATCATCTTGCGACATGCTAAAGAGCGATTTCTTGCTATTATCACCAGATGAACTATTAGATTGAGTTGTCGTAGTTCCAGCACCAGAAGATACTTTTGGTTTCAACAAAAATGAATTAGAATCTTGTTCTGTAAATTGTTTGACAAAGTCTTTTACAGAGATTCCTGATTTGTGTACCCAAACACCTTGTTCATTTTGAATAAGTTGTGCTACAATTTCACGATACGCCATATCTATTGCAGTATCATTCCTAAAATCATAGCCAGAGAGCGAATTACGTAACTCTAGATCTCGCGTAAGTTCAATAGTACGCCGTTCTAGAGTCTCTCTTTTGGCACGTTCTTCAGATAGTTGAAGTTCTAAAGCTTCCTTCTCTTTACCCTCTTTCTTAAGTTGTTCAAGTTCACGTTCTTTCTGTTTTTGCTCGATATCTGCAAGCTTTCGCATCGCTTCATCACGAGCACCGTAAGCACTATCAAGTTTAGTTTTGATATCCTTAACAGCTTCAGAGACACGTTCTTTTACTAACTTTTCAACAGGGTCTTCATTAGTCTGCTGATTATTTTGATTACTATTATTTTGATTCTTATCAGAATCTTGATTAGTATTATCAGTATCAGCGTTATTGGTGTTAGAATCAGACATTTTAAAATTTCCTTTTGAGTACAACTCATTAAAATAAAGATACAATCTTTATTATAAAATAGTAGGTATCATTATACTAAATGACACCTGGGTTAATTTAACGGGTTTCACTAACCTACTCCGTACCATCCGAAATCATTTGAAAAACCTTTAGGGATTTCTCTAAGAATGTCAGACTTGTTCAGAATATCTTTTTCTGTGAGTATTTTACCACCCACTCTTGACCTACCAGGAATTGGTATTAGGCCTGTTTCAATAGCTTCTTCAAGATATTTATCATATAATTCTTTAGGTAGACCTCTCGCACGCATCTCATCTAGTGTCATTTTGATTACATTCTTATTTAAAACTTCAGCATAACTCTCTCTTAGAGCCTGCCTAGCTTTTAACATGTCAGCAGCATTAGTAAAGAAAGCATCATGTATAGTAGACGTTGGAACTTTATTCTTTCGTCCCCATAAATGGAACTTCTTTACAATTACAGCATCATTTGAATGATTACCATTAACTGCAAAGGCAGTTCTAGCTCTTGTAAGATCTGCAATATCATTAATTTTACCTGATTTATTTATTACCTGTTCCCACCAAGATGCTTCAGTCTTTTGAGGCACTTGTAAAATATTTGTAGTCCAATTACCAAATTTATCCTTATATACCAATCTTTCTTCAATAGTTTGCGTAAAGTTCTGTTCAATAATCTTTCCATCAAAATTTACCCAAGGTACGTTAGTCCAGCTTTTTGGTAATTTGTTTGCATAAAAGACTTCTAATTCATTTAGTGTCTTTAACTGTAAAAAGTCTACTTTAAGATATTTAGCACCAGTTCGCCTGACATCTGGAGCTTCTACCCCATAAACAATTTGACTTAGAGTCCCATTAGGTTTCCAGAAACCAAATCTCTTTAAAAGTTTCTCACTCAGAGGTTCACCTGCTTTAACACCTAATAGCTGGCTTACATTATCTGAGAGTACATAACCTTTCTTTTTACTTCCAACTAATGTAGTTTTTGCAATTGTTTTCCAATCGAAGTCAGCATTAGATGGTTTAGCATTAGCTAGATAGTCTTCCGCTAATCTACCAAAGTATCTAGTAAATCCTTTTAGAATAGGTACTTGTTCTGCAAGATACTCACTCATAATTTGAGCGATTGCTTTAAAGTCATTTGGTGTCACAATCTTTTCATAAGATGTTGACAACTTTTCAACAAGATCTCTAGTTTTAGGATCAAGAAAATACAGCTGCTCTAGTATTTCATCACCAGGGTCTAATCCTTTGTTAAATATATCTCTAACATTTTGACGTAAATCTCTTAGTTCTTCAGCAGTTTCAGGATCAAATTTCTCATATCGTGCAATTCTAGCACTTATTTCATTCAAGACTTTATCTCTATCAGCTGCCTTTACAACTAATGTGTTTACATCTTTTTCTAGAACTTTAGATAATTTACCTTCTACATTCAGACCACTAGTACGTTCTCCAGCACCATAGAATGTAACCATATTCTGAGCTTTAGAAGCTTTTCTTAAATCTTTCTCATTTAGACCTAATCTTTCATTTAGCTTTCTAAACCTAGGATCATTATACGTTAAAGCTGCAATTTCATCGTATAATCTTTTCTTTTGACTAGTAGGTACGACATTGCTTAATTCAGCAAGTTGTTTATTCCTAGTAGTTAATGCAATAATTTGAGCACCAGATGAGGAAGCATCCTGCTCTAATGCAAGAGAAATATCATAATTATTAAGCTTTTCAAGTGATTTAGCAGAATAATTACCTTCTAGATAATTATCAATTTTAGCAATTTCTAATGCAAATCTAAAGAATTTATTTAATTCTTCACCATCTACTCTAGAAACAAAATCAGATTCTAATATAGCTCTAATATCATTAGGTTTACCTCTTAGCATATGATTACCTACTCTTATTAATTCTGGTCTCCATTTCTCGGCAACTTTTTGTCTGCCAGTAAATGATAAAGAATTAAATCTGCCTTCAAAGTAATCATTTAATCCACCAAGAAAAGCTCCTATTTGATCTTGTAAATTTCTAAAGTCATCAGGACTAAATTTCTTAACTTCTTCTGTGTTCAAAAATGGTCTAAAAGCTTCACCTGATTGAGGACTAATTAGACCACGATCATAAATACGAGCACGATGATCAATGAATGGATGATTGCTAAAAGACTTACCAGAAGCTCTTAACCATTCCATTGCCTTAAATCGCTCATATGTATCTCCTCGAGATGCCATATATTTACGATATTCGTTCAAGTCATTATACTTCTTAGCATTACCTCTGTCGTCTTCAAAGTATAGTAATTTTCGTACAAAGTCGAAATAATCCTGATCTATTTTATATTTTGCCTTAGATGCCCAATTTAAAGCATCTATAAATTCTTTGTCGACAAATTCTTCTGGAAAATCGCTAAAACTACTAGTAGATGTAATTGGTATTCTAGTATCTTCATATCCTAAAATTCCACGATCAATAAAGTAGGTTTTATAACCTTCTCTGAAAACAAGTCTATTCTTATCTTCAGTTACACTAATTCTTAGTCCTAGATCTATTTTTCTATTAAGTTGAGCATATTCTTGAATTCTTGGGTCTACAACTCGAATATTATAAGACAGTGTATCATAATAAGGTCCAAAGTAAGCTGAACTTAACTTACTTTTCATTCGCCTCTTTTGAACACCAAATGTTTCAACTTCAAAGAATTTCTTTACATTCTTAGATTCTAGTAAAGATAATCCAAGATCATACCATTTTCTCTTATAACCATTTAAATTTGCTAAGTTATAGAGATCTCTTCCTAATGCAATAGCGAATTGATCTCTGTCTGGAGAATCCGCTAAACTTAATCTATGCGCAAATCTTAGATAGAATTGTTGTAAATCTCTATCAGAAATTCTATTTTTAATAACTAGAGGTATTTTATAATCAAATACATTCCTTAGTTCATTAGCAATCTTAGGTGCAACTTTATCTTCCCATCTATTTCGTTTTAAGATATTATCTATAAACTTATCATGTAAATCTTGTAATTGTACTGGACCTAATACTGGATCAATATAATTATCTTGTAAGATTTTCTTTAAGATGTCAGAGTCTCTTCGAATCTGAGTCTCAATAGCATCTGATACATTCATTACATCAAACTTAATTTGACTCTGAATAATTGCTTTCAGATTAACCCATACGTCTGGATTGTCTCGATATCTTCCAAAAATTATTCTTAAATTATCTGCAATTACTGCTCTTTCATTAACACTCATTCTTTCAGCTAGATTATCTACAAAGTTTTTAATAAATTCTTTATCTCTATCTAAAAGCTTAGTACTCTCATCAATAAGTCTTATGTTATTGGTTAATACTGATGGATTTGGTTGATACAGTCTAACATCTTCATATCGACCTGTTATTGGATTAAACTTTAGCTGATCTTCTCTAGGAGGAGTAGATAAAACGCGATTCTTTACAGATCGCTTAACACCCATTAGAGTGCCTCTATAGTTAGTTAGAGACAAATTACCACTAAGATCTCCAGCCTGTAATAGATAATAGTCAAGTAAGGTTTGTCTTAATTGTTTGTCATTAATTAGGTCATCAGGAGTATTTGCGCCTAATTGCATTGCATCTAGTTTTTCTTTAGCTAATGCAAATTTCCTTGTGTCATTTGGTAGCGTATATCCACTATCTGTCATTGCTCTAAGTTCTTTTATACCTAAAGAATTACCTTCATCATTAGTGAACTTACTTAATTCTAGTTGGCCAGATCTAAATAACTCAACTTTTTGATAATCTCCAATATGACGTAATTGTACACTTTTATCTTGTCTTAACAACCAAGAATTATAGGTCTCTCGCATAGGCGTTTGACCATCATAGAATTGAATATCCTTATCACTAAGATTTGAGATATTCCTACGCCGTATTTGTGCAACACCTTCTAATTTACTCATATCTTCCCATGATTTGAATACAGGAATTGTAGTAGATCTACAATGAAAATGAGCTGGTGGCAAATGTCGTGTGTCATCTATTGGATATATTTTACCATCTCTATGAGCACAGAGTGGAGTTGTCCTAGAGTCTAACACAGCAACATATTGCCAACCTTGGATAGCTTTTTCATTTGCTTTATATACTGCATGATCCGTTTGAGCTGTTACAGAAGTTATTGCAGTTACTACTAATGCCTTTGATTGCATACGACTAATACTATGAATATTGCCTCGTCTTACATCTAAAGCAATTTCATCTACAGTTTTATTTTCTGCAATTCCTTTTCTAATTAAGGCTTCAATACGTCTCTTCTCATTAGAACTTATACCTGCCCAACCAGCAGCTAAAGTTTGATTAGAATGTAATGGTTTTTCAAGTACAATTTCTTCAGCTACTCTTTTAGGAGGTCTTTCAGCACGCCAAATCTTACCTAATGCAGATTCTACATTTTGGTATGTAAATGAGATTTGATCAGAAACAAGATCTAATAAAGATCTTTTACTGATATTGAATGCTTCTTTATATGTTCGCTGAAGTTCCTGATCAATGGCTTCCTGTAATCTATTAAAGCCTTTAGTTGAAAGATTTGCATCTTTGATAAGTTTATCTACTCGGACGGTATGACCATCAATAACTAATTCAATCTTACCATTGACACGTCTCTCGTAGAGCCTTATCATTGCAGCTCTATCTATTGCTTTGTCATAAATTTGTGTATTAGCGTTGATGGACATAAATCTCACCTATTTTGATTTCGATTTAGATTTCTTTTGCTCCGCTTCTCGAGCTTTTTCTAAAGCAATAGCAATAGCTTGATTTTGCGGACGGCCTTCTTTAACCATCGTACTAATATTCTGAGAAATTGTTTTCTGAGAATAACCCTTCTTTAGTGGCATAGTATCACCTCTTTATTTTAGATGCAATTTCAGCACTTTTTGACATATCTTTATTTTTCCATATGTCTCTATTTTCATTCATGTCTTTACGAGGAGTTTGTAATTCCTTCATCTTGTAAAGACCTTCTTTCATTAGGTTAGAGCTTGGTGTTTTCTTCATCTGCAATTCTCCTAGCAAAGTCTGAATTATCAGGTTTACTAATTAAACTTTCATCAGCAGTTATCTCTTGTTTACCTTCTTCATCATCATAATCTGGAGGAACCATATCATTTAGCTTTAGCATCATAATCCAAACAGAGCGTGGTATTAACCCTTCCTTATACCATTCTGTTGCAAGCCTTAACCAATCAGCACCTAAAGGTGTTGGATTAAAGTCTTGTGATAAACTAAAATGAATATCAGATGCTTTAAGATCAGTATTGTATCGCCAATTAAGCATAAATGCAATTATTTGAGACATAGTTGCACTTACTTTATTATTTAAAGTACCTAATTGAGCTGTTTGTGCAGCATTTCTAATCTCAAGTGCAATACCAGATTGAGCAGTTTCAGGCGTTAACATTCTTATGCCAAGTTTAGCCATTTCTTCAATAGATGCAGCAATAGCTCTATCCATATCTTGTAAAGCAGCTGTAGGCGTTTCTAATACCTTGGCATCATCTCCTTGTCTAAGTCTTATCCAAGTTCCTAGACCACCTTCGACAATTTGTTCAAATTCGTCATCACTTATATCTGAGATAATGATTGGTGTATAGGTAGATGCACCATATAATAAGTGATTTCTTCGGCTTAGTTTATTGTATAAACTAATTTCTTTATCAATGATAGGAGACAACATAGGTTCAATTGCATCAATGGACCCATTTAATGGCCATGCAGGAATCATTTTAAGACGTTGGCCATTTGACATTATATTAGTAATTTCTTCTTTTAAGTCAAATGTAAGTTTATTTTCAGAAGGCTTCTTAATTTGTTGACCTGAAACTACTTCTACTTTTGTTGCATTAGCAGACGCTTGATACATTCTTATTCGATAGTAGCCTAAATCATCGAGATCGTGCACCCATACAGTATCTTTAAATACTGGATGAAATTCATTGGATGCTTCATATTCTTCTTTAAAGCCTCTAACGATGACTCGTGTTAAAATTGTCTTGCCAAACCTATCTTCAGATATTTTCCAATTTATTACAGATTCGGCTTTTTGTAAAATTGGATAGGGTTTAAAGGTTTGTTGCTCTTGCTTAGTTAATGCTTCTGGATTATTAATCTTAGGATAATCAACAAAGACCCAAGCTCTACTTGTTTGAACTTCTTCCCATAAGACTGAATCTAGAAAAGATGTTAATGAACTGTCATCTTTACCAAACTCATTCATTATCCAATTAAAGGCATCAGACACATAATTTTCAGGTAGTTGTAAAATTGGAGCTTTTCTTAATAGTCCACCTACAATCATCTTACAAAATTGAGCAACAATTCCAGGTAATTCCGCTTCAGCTTTATAGAAATTATACTGCTTTTGAGTCATTGAAGGAGAGAATGGAATTAGTAAGTTATTGAAGTTAATAACATCAATAGCTCCGTCAAAATCTTTGACGTAACGCTCCCCGCTACATACTGCTCTGCTTTTATTCCAGAGAGGCTTTAATGACTCATAAGACGCATTAGGATCTCCTACAGTTTTAACTGAAGCCTGGGCAGCGTTTACTACAGTCATATTAGCCCCTTAGTTTTCGATTAAAATCTGCAATAGAGCCTTTAAAGGTTTCTTTACTTTGATCATTTACTGCTGAAATTGTATCTCCTTCAGTGGTGATAATCCAGTTACATGGGATACAATTCTGAAAACGCTCAATTAAAATTGGCTTTTCTTCTACAGTAGTTTTACTTTCTAAATTAATTTTCATATTTATCCTTTACATTCCAAGGAGCTTCTTAAAGAATATTGCTGCTGCTCCTGGACCTAGTAATACCGCAAGCATAACGCCATACAGTAAATATTCAATCTTTTGCATTCTTTTAGATCCACTATCAAATCTATGATCCATTCTGTCAAAAGATTCTTCTATTGCTTTATATCGTTGTGCGCATATAGCCTCGTGTACTGATAATCGTTTGTCTAGATCTTCATTGGCCATTATTTACCTCAGGAGTCTCCGCAACTGGTTCTTGCGGTTTGTTTTCTTGAAATTGTGGCAAAGGTAATTGTGGTACTACTTGTTCTTTAATTTTATCTATTAATCCTACAATTTCATTATATGTATAACTTCTACCTAATCCATTAAGGATTGCATTTACCTCATCTAAGGTCAGATTGAGAACAGTATTGATAGGTTGCTGTTGTTGCATGATATTTCCTTAAATTGAAGTACCTGCCCATGTACGGACAGGATTGTTTGGGATAACTACGTATTGAGCCATAGACTCTGGTAATTCTGTATTGTGCAATCTAATATTTACATGATAGCCATTTATTGCAGTCATTTCTTGAATCTCTATACCTTCTTGTTCTATTGTATTACCTGTAGGTTTATAAATAGTACCTATTATATCAAAGTCACGTTCGCTAGTATCTAACCATTTGTTTTTAACAATAGGTTCTGGAGGCTCTTGATCAGGCTCTACAGTCTGGGGGGCGTACTCATGATGCACCCACCCTTCAGAAGCAGCAGCGGCCCACCATGCAGCCTCATCAGCAAATTGCAATCGGTAATCGTTCATGGGTGACCTCATGAGGTTAAGGCTTGAAGTTGAGCATTAGTGACACGTAGTGGGTAGTAGGCAATCTTTTTGATGGTGCCGTTGATGAAGCCTGCTCCAAACTGCTGACCAATGCCGATTTGCGATACTGTGGGAACCAATGCAGAAGTATCGGTTGACGCAGCGGCTCCGTTTATTGAAATGGCAAAGTCATTGACTTTATATGCGCTTGCATATTTCACAAACGCGTCTGCTGAAACCGTCGTGTCAATAGAAACGTCTGTCGTGCCGTTAGTAACTGACCTATAACGCGCTTGCGTTGCGGTGCTAAACACAATGCCCATGCGGTTTGACGCAGTTCCGTCATCAATAGACCAAATCAAGCCCGCACCAGCATTAGCAAATTTGCTTGCCTCCGTATAAACCGTCCCCTCCGCAGCGCTATACCAACTCGTAAAGTTACTACCCGTCATGCGTGCTGAGTCGGCATTGCGCGTAACCGTTGCGGCTGTTGTGGCGATGTAGCTGGTGGGGAAGGCTCCGGCTTCTAGTTGAGCGCCCCAGATGAAGATGCCTGAGTAGCCATCGCCGGTGTAGGTAATAGCAGCAAGAGAAGCGGCGTATGTGTTAGCCAACGTTTGATACACAGTTGCAGATGCAGTTGCGGTTGCGGTTGCAGTAAACACACATCGATACCAACCATTTCCAACGGGAGCAATTGAGGCTGATCCTCCATTTGTTGTAACTGTTCCTGCGCTAACATAAAAAGTGGCACGTAAATTTGAGCCAAAAGCAGCAGATGAAAGCTCTATCTGCAAATAGCGGTTTGCTTCTGATTGTTTAGCATATATAGAATATGTGTAAGCCGTTCCTGATGTAAAAGAAATAGAAGAACTTGTAAAGTGCGTATTACTTGCCGTCGTATCTTCAACTAACTTATCACCCGTCAGCGTCCCATCCGGCGCAACAATAGTGTTACTCGTAATACTTGCCCGAGTCTTATTCCACGAAGCGTCTGCAAACTCTGCCGAATACGTCAGCAGATTCGTCCTCTGCTCCTCCACCAACAACCCAAGGCTCTCATCCGTAGTCGGGTTGTGGTCAAACCGTGGCACACCGCTTGCCGCTGTGAGCAAGACAGGAATGTAGTTGGTAATCGGCTGAGTGGTTGTGGCGGTGTAGGAGGTGACAGAGGAGCGTTGTTCTAGTTGTGCGCCCCAGATGAATAGACCGCCTGAATCTGTGACGACAGTTGAGCCGTCTGTGTCGGCAACATAGAAGATTACAGCAGCGGTTCTTGAAGCATTCGCTGTAAATTTAATAGAGCAACGATAATAGCTGTTTGCCGCCGCAGAAATGGTCGCTGTATGTCCTGCGTTTGTTGTTCCAATCGTTCCAGTAGATACATTGAACCAAGTAACCTTACTTGTTCCATCCAATAGCTGCTCAAGTATCACCAGAAAGTTCTTACCGTTTGGCTTCGCAAACACAGACAAAACGTAATCGCCAGCAACTACTGTAGCGTTCTGTGTTACCCCACCATAGGTTGTTTGACCAGATGCCTGTAAAAGCGAATCAGCGGTAGTAGTTCCATCGGGAGCTATGTCTGTATTTGCAACATCTGTAGATCGGACGTTAGTCCAAGTCGTCGTAAAGTCCTGCGACTGCAACAGCAAATTCTGCTCTGCCTTCGCAGTCGTGACCCCATCGTAATAAGTCGCTGTGGTCGTGCGGGTAAAGGTAATGCGAGGGTCTAGCTTCTTGGTATTCGCAAAATCAAGTAATAATGAGGGCCTAATATTAGGATAGTCTGTTGACATATATTACTCCTTCTTATTTAAATTCATATTAGGTTCCTCTTACTGAGATGCATTTATAAGTGGTGTAAGATCTTCTGAAGTCCACCATGATTTAGCTAACATAATCTTAAGATGTTCTTTATTTCGATTTAGGCAATCTGTCCATTCAATGTCTGACATTTGTTCAGGTTTGCCTGCGTTGATTAGATTAACGGAGTCCATTGCTGCCGAGTAGTGGCGAGCGATTTCTTCGGCGGTGGGCTTTTCTTGTTCAGTCATGTTCAAACTCCGGGGGTTGGGGGATTCGGGTTATACGGTTGGGGCGACGGTTGGCTCCAAGCGTAATTGGCGATGTTGAGGTAGTAAGCCTCGTCAAGCACCGTGGATGCCTGCGGGTCGTTGGGCACAAGGACACAACGCCAGTAGGTGCTGGAAATGACAACGCCATCCTTCAGCACATCGGTGGTCTTGCGGACACCAATGCACCCGTTGGGTTGAATGTCGAATTGAGAGATGTAGGTGACTTCAGTGAATGTTGACATGATGATTCCTTTATTGATGTGTCATTGTTGGTTATGCGCTTGCTATATAAGTAACGGTGGCGTACAAACTGCACGCTGTATCAATTGCGGTATCGTTTAACCCCGATCCCGCTGTTACTCGGTAAACTCGACCAATTGATGTATTGTTTTGCACGTACAAAACCAAGTAGTCGCCTGTCCAAGTCAAGGCATCAGCAGCAATGGCCGACATTGTCTGGTTGGCGGCTGATGAGTCAGAAGCAAATGGCAATCCACCAATTCGGATATCGCCCGTTCCAGTGGCATTTGTTATAGACAAGTTAAAAGTTGCCGTTACCACTCGGCCAACCTTAGTATAAATACCGCTTTGTGTAACGTAGGTTGTAGTACCAGCAGAAGTTGATCCGTAATAAGTCGGCGTCCAAGTCCCCTCCTCATAGTCATCCAGCGTGTTGGCGTTGGACGATGCGTTTTGGGTGGCGGGGAACTGAATCCCACGATTTGCTATAAGATTAGGTGAATTAGGAGCAATTGTAGCATTATAAGGACCATACTCTTCATATCGACCTTTATACAATAAACCATTTCCATAAGTACCAGATCCTACCGTTGTAGATGAATATACTACAGTTGCAGCATCTATAAATGTTCCTTGATTAGATGCAATAATACCATCAGTTATAAACGTAGTGCCCCCTCTTAAGAAGACAACAACTCCAGTATTAGAAGGATAATAAGTAGTTATTGCTCCAAATGGAGATATTCCTGAATCATCAGTTCTAATAGTAATATCAGCGACTAAGGATTGTGCACTTGTCCCCCAACCGAATCCATAGGCAAAAAGTCTAATCATTCCCGCGCCACGCCACAACTCATCCTGATGTACATCATGACGATATACCGTAATCATCCTACTATTATTACCAGGGAATATTAGTACTGGATGATACTGGGTTTTATCACCATAAACTACAAAAGTCTTATCGCCTGTTTGAGTGTAGCCGGAGCTATCTATTGTAACCCTCGGATTCCCATCCCCATCCGACAGCACGATGTAGTTGTTGGCAGTGCGGATGTCGAGGCCACCTTGGTTGCCGGAGAAGTTGCCGATGACCGTGTTCTTTCCACCAGTCGTCATCAGATAGCCAGCACCAATACCGATCAACGTATTTCGAGTTCCCGTGGTGACGTCTCGCCCCGCCTCTCCACCAACAAACGTATTGAATTCGCCAGTGGTCAAATACCCGGCCCGATAGCCAACATAAACACTTTCAGTGCTTGTGGTGTTGCTGTACCCGGCCTGAGTCCCCAAGGCGGTGTTAATGGTGCCGGTAGTGTTCGTGTACAGCGCCTGATAACCAACGGCAGTGTTGTTGGAGGCGGTGGTGTTGGAAGTGAGCGCCTGAGACCCAACAGCAGTGTTGTTGCTTCCAGTGCTAGACCCAAGAGACGCATGACCCAATGCGGTATTGTCGCCGTTCGTAGTGTTTGCGTAGAGAGCATTGCGTCCAACAGCCACATTTCGCGGACCAGTCGTGTTTGTTTGCAAAGCGCCATAACCAACGCCAACAAGGTTATCTCCCGTAGTTGTAGCCGCCAACGCACTCGCACCCACCGCAGTGTTGGTATCCACAGCACCTGCGCCACGGCCTATTGTTAGACCTTGAATAGTCGCTCCATTAGTGCTGGAAATAGTAGTTGCGTTAAGCAAATCTATAGAGACACTCTTAGAACTTTGATAAGCTAAATCACCTAAGTATTGATTTAATGGAATTTCATCTGGAGCTGATCCAATCTTAGCTCCAATTACATCTTGAATAAAGCCATTAATCCATAATGTATTAGATGCATTTCGATATAAAAACTGACGATATGCTGGAGATGTAATCAAAACATCATGAAGTTCATCTAACTCATATCCGTTTAGGATTTTAACTTGTATCGAGCCTTCAGTCGCATGAGATCTAACAACATAGCCTATAAATACACTGTGATTAGGTTGAGTAGGCTTTGTTGCAGTTAAGCTGCCAGCTGTAGTACTTAACCATAAGGCTGCACCTGCTGAATATGCAGATGTGTTAAGGCCTGTGATAATACCTTGAGTTATTACATTACCTACTGCGTTATTATTAATAGCAGCTGGCCATACAATACCAAATGTTTTAGATGAAGTAGCTTCGGAAGAAGCAGCTGCAAGCGCAAATATAGGATTAGTACCAGTAGATCCAGTAATATATACTACAGTACCGATAGCAGCAGTCGAACCGGTTTCATTCTTACAAGCTACAAATCGTTCAATCTTTCCTTCTTCTAGATTGATAAAATTATTATCAACCTCAGCGTTAGTGAGAGGACTACCTTTGGCTGTAGCCCCTACCTCACGAGTAACAATAGCAACCATAATAGTCCTCTCAGTTAAATTAGGCTACAGTAATCTTCCAGGTGATCGTGAGAGTATCTAACGCACCTTTGTTAATAACATCAAACTTTGTACGACATAACATAGTTCCACTAGATGAGGCATTGAAAATACCTGCTTCAGTGATAGCAGCGGTAGCTACGCCAGGACTAAATGTAGCGACATATTGAATCGAATCATTAGCAACTGTTGTAGTGACAATAGTTGTAGAATCTAGTGCAACACGAGCTGATTCGGTTCCGAGTGCTGTTTGAGCATCTGCAGCTGCTGCAGTTCCAGTGCCTACTGCCATATGTGACATAGCGGTTGCAGTGGTATCTTTCATTCGGCTAGCAATATATGCTAAACCAACATCAACTACTAGGTTATGATCATGTTGCTCTTTGACATTTCCATTAGCGTCAGTAAGAACAAACTTAACTAAACCAGTAGCCTTAATTTTATCTTTCAACATTTCTTTAACCTCAAATAGTGTAGTAAGAACCTACATAGCCAATTGCTACATAGTTGCTTGCGAAATAGTCTTGGACATGGGCCAATTTATATTCTGATGTTAAGATTACTTCATTTGTATTTTTAGTTGAACTTCTTGAAATAGTATCACTTAGAGAGCTTAAATCGGAATAAACTACAAATTGCGAAAATGATAATGTTTCACTTAAAGCTAAAAGTTCTACATAAGACGGTAAAATACTAAAATAATTAACATCAGTTATATTATTAACAATATCTTCTACAACTTTAGTAGAAGAATTAGATAGTGAATCATTAGCGATGAAGCCATCGGCTAATATTCGGATAGCTGCAAAGGAAATTGTTTCATTTGTTACAGGATTATCAGTTAGCACTTTAGCAGAATTGAAAACAATTTCATCTGCAAGACTATTAACTTGATCTACGAATCGGTTAAAATCAACTACTGTAAAGAATAAGTCAGATGTTACCAGATTTTCAACAGCACCTTTATTGACAGAGGTACTTACAGTATCTATTGCATATGTAGAAGCTACATAATCAGGAATACCATACATTTCCTCTGAATAAGAACTGTCTAAGATCAGCTTAGAATAGCTCTTATTAATTGTTTCAGATATATTAGATGTTTCATATTCGTTCTTGAAGAAATTTAAATTAAAGAGGTCACTTAAAGCTATATTTTCATCAAAACTACGTAAAAATGATACTAAGGTAGTTATTGTCTCTATGAGTGTAGTATTCTCTATAAGTCTCTTCTGGACAAAAGCATACTGATCATCATCAATATTTGCGTTACCCAGTACATCATCTGTTGTAAATATAGTATCTAATAATACTGCTGATACCTCAAATGATAATACTTCGATAAATGAACCTAAATTAACAATATCCACTATACCTTTATTCGGGTGTAGTGTTGTTAGGTCGCTAATCAATGAGTTACTGAGAAACACTTTAAATACATGTTTCTGAAAGTCCTCAATTGCTAGTAAAGTCTCTGTTTTTACTGGAGAGATTACTTTAGATATTAGGTCTGCAACTGTTGATGAGTCTAAAAATAGTTTTTGTGGACTAATACTAATGTGTTCTAAAATACTTGCATTTTCAAAGAAAGGCTTATAAAATTCAAATTGACGCCTTTCGGATGTAGAAACAACTTCTAGTAAAGGTCTGTTAAAATCTGTTACTGTTGTAAATACTTCTATAGTAGTGATGTTTTCTAATTGATTTTTAGAAAATAGCCAATAGGATAAGTCAGATATACTTTTAGATTCTGTAAATGGCTTTAATAAGTTTTTTCTAAAAGTTTCAATTGCATTGAAAAGGTCTTGATTATACTTAACAAGAGTTGGAGATGGTATTGCTTCTTCACCGTAGCCTGTTAGGTTTACATATAAGTTTCCTACCTTTTCAATTACTACACCAAGTTTATCTACTTCATTTAAAGCTACTGTAGTGGTAGGTGTGTTTACTGTAGCAGTAACTACTTTTGTTGTTAATATAGGTGCAATAGGAACCGATGCAGTTATAGTAATTGTCTTATCAGTGGCCATGATTACCTCCTAATTATGCATCAGGAACGTAATCTGTCGGGCTAAATAAGAGTTCAACCATACCCCTAATAGGTTTCCATGTACGCCTAAAAATAGCATCTTGAGGCTCTGTTACACGCATCTCAAAGAATCCATATACTGGATAACTAACTGCAGCTGATACAGCCCATCCCGACCCAAGTGATGCTGGAAATTGTAAATATACTTTATTAAGTACTGTTTCTTCCCATAAAGAATCTGATGAAGGTACAGTAGAATTAACTCTGGCTGCTCCTACTAAAAGTTTATAGTATTTTGTTGCATAAGCAACTACTTCTTCCTTATTGTAGGCTTGAGCAGGATCCCAATTACCTCTATAAGTAGGGATTCTAATATTAAGTAATGTGCTTTGACCGTTTGGTTGTATTATAATTGGCTTTTCCTCTTGAAACGCAATATTTGCAGCTTCAACAACTACGGTTTCATAAGTATAAACCGAAGCTGGATGAGCAAGTGAGCCATTTACTACAATAGGAGCATTCTCAATAAAGTTCAAAATAATTGGAAACTCTAATTGTTCTCCCTTTACGATAGACCAAAGTACACTGCCAGAGTCGTTGTTAAGATCTTCCGTTGTATCGGTAAGTTTAGATCTTGCCATTATGACTCACTTTCTAGAAATTAAAACCTCGTTGGACACGTTTTGTGCCTGATTGCACAGGGAATAGATATTCTATTCCATACCTAATACCATCAGAATAATGCTCAATGCCTTCAGATTTATCTATAGTTGCCGTATCTGAATTATTATCAACCCATCTGGTTCGCTCTAGTGATGTAATTACACCAGTACAACGAGGATGAATGTACATATCAATATCACCTGCAGCATTTTGCAGCTTCTTATTAACTGCAGCAACTGAATCGATAATCGGAGGAGCTTTGGGATGAGCCAGACAGCGAATGCCATGAGACTCTAATATAGAGAAATCAGTACGACCAACAGGAGCAGAAGATTTACGTGCTCTACCTGATGGATCAGGATAAGCAAAAATCCTATGTCCTTGATACTTAGTTTTAAGTGCAATAGCTAGTGTTTCAGTATCAGGATGGCCTTTAAATTCATCTAATATATGAACTTGCTTACCTCTAATTGCCATAGCAGAGCTACATTGAAGACCGACGTTAAAGTCAATATTGATATGAACATCCTCACCTTTATCACCATCTGATGGTGGTGTAAAGTATGGTAGATCTGAAGATATATTCTTCTTCCTATCAAAGCAATAAAATACAGAATTACCTGATTCTTTAAATAATGCTAAATACTCAGATGCAAATTCAATAGGATCAATGTTTCTTTTAATCCTTTCAATCTCATCAACATCAAGAAATGGAGATGTTTTATAGTCAAAATGATAAGACTTCCAATCACGATCGCTACTCTCATAAGTATGCATTTCGTGAAAGTAATTAAAACCTTTTGGTGTACTAATAATCAAGCCACGTCCTGGAGATCTAGCTTTAAAGGTTGCTGCTCTTTTCTTGGACCAACGAGTAATGATGGTAGGTTGGATGACTCCTTCCCAAGCTTCCTTTGGACTAATACCTCTTTTGCATGAGGATACTTCATCCCACACAACAAAATAGGCACCTTTACCACGCATTCTTTCAACGGCTTCATAAGATAATAACCTAAGTTCTACATTGTAAGGAAATATAAATCTACCAAGATCTCTTGAAGATTTAATTGCGTACCTATCCATACCTAAGTCATAATTAATTAAAGGATAGTAAATGTCAGTAACTTGATCATAAGTGGGTGCAATTATATACACTACTTTATTTGGCACTGTTGGTGCTAACTCTAATAATTCAAATATAGCTGTGCAAGCGGTTGCTCCTGCCATAAAAGACTTACCCCAACCACGGCTACAACAAACGACAGCAAATCTAGCTGCTTGATGTACAAACAAATCCTCAAATACTTCTGATTGACCTTCATGGAGGTTAATAGACATATTTAGTCCTCATCATGATCATTATCATCTATCTCGTCTTGTTCATTGACGACATAGGTTTCACCTTTCTTAGTTAAATTAATAACAAGTGGTGTTGGTTTAGCATCATTGAGTTCGCTAACTTCAGGAACTCTGCCATATCCATATCTCAAAAGTTTTTCACCAATCATATTTAGCTTATCAAATAAAGCATGATGAACTTCAGAGCGATATGACCTAGGCTTTCCACTGGCACTTAATTCAATGATTTGACCATCTCGAATTTTCTCTTGACGCTCAACTTCTAATTGAATCTTTCTATAATTCTCTACAAGTTCTTGTATTGGGTCAAACCTAAGTTGACGTAGTCTTGCAGCAGATCTTTTGCTACCAACATAATAAGAAGGCACAGCTAATCGCTTATTAGGCGGCTGTACAGGTACAGGCATATTTCGTTGTTCACTCATTGGTGTTCTCTATTAGTTAATTTATTGTTTCATTCTATTCTTATCAAGAAACTTAATCTCATCAACAAGTGCATCTGCATCTGTTTTAAATGAGTTAAATTCATTTCTAGTGATAGTTTTGTTCAAGTCTTCTAGCAGACTTTGAGCCTCATTATTGTGTTCAGCCCTAGCTGCATATAACCATCTAAATGAATTCTTTTTGTCATTCATCTTTAAATAATACTTACCTAATACAAGCATAGCTTCTAGATCACGATGCATTGCACAATCTTTTAAATCTGATATTACAGCATTTAACTGATCCTCACTACTTGTTGGATCATTAAATATCAGCATTGCTAATTTATATTGTGCAACTTTATTTACTTTAGAGGCTTTTTCTAAGAGATTAACAATCAGGCTATCATCTTCTAAAACATCAACAAGTTTTAGAATTAAATCGCTATTAAGACCGCTAGAAAATTCTTGTATAATTGCATTACAATAGGGATTTAGTTCTTGAGGTACAAGATTCTTTTCCATTAAATTAACGAGTTCATTAAATGCCGAATAATCTTTCTTACTTATACGCCACATTAATACACGAGTAGCAGGTCCATATTGCTTCTTTAGTTTTAGATTAACAGCATCAGATATTGTCTTATTACGAGCTGCTTGATCATTAATTACAGCTGATATTAATTCTTTATGAGATTTATTATTTGTCTTTTGAGGTTTAGCAGACTTATTCAGATGTGGGTTAGGTTCAGCATTAGGCAAATCTACACTAAAGATTTCCATAGGGGCTACATTCTTAAATTCCTGAATACCTCTACTTATGAATTTATATTCTTTAAGTTTGCCAGATACTAATTTATAGACAGATTCAGTCATTGTAACACCACCGTAATCTGCTAAACTTTCAGTTCTTGCTGCTAGATTAACAGCTTCACCCATAAGATTAGTACCGTAAATCCAAACTTCACCAACATGAATTCCTATACGCCATCTAAGAGTATTGAGATTTAGCAGTCTTAATTGCATTTCTACACTGAATCTGACTGCATCAACTGCACTAGCAAATTCAATGAGTACACTATCACCACCTGTATTAAAGAGTCTACCTTTACTTACATCAATTAGTTTATCGATTATTAATCGGCACTCATCTAGCTGTTTTAATGTACCAATTTCATCAGATTGCATTTTACTGCTATAACCAATGACATCGCTACATACAATAGTTGCAAGTTTAGTGTCCATTATTTTGACTCTTTAACAAGTCTATTAATTTGATCCCATAAAGCTGTAATTTGCTTATCGTAATTTTTCTCTAGATAGTCTAATCTGACTTTAATAGTGACTGCATAGGCTGCAATAGCTACAATAGCTGCACCGAGATACCACAATTTACTTATCGCTTCAGTAACAGCTTCCATAACAACTCCTGTATAGAAACTAAGTACTACAATAAAATTACACCAAGAATTCTAAATCATGAAGTTACATTTTCCTCTTAGCCTCTAAAAGACGTCTTATTTGCTATACTATTTTAACATTCTTTAAGATACATACTTTAATGAATATCTTAATTAATATCATTACATTTAAATACTATATTAATCTAAAATCATTATATTTAAGTTTTAGTATCATCATACTTAAAGACTATCTTAGTTTAGTAGTTTAGTTTAATAGATTTATTAATCATAATATATCCTTTAATAACTTCCTATAATAACATCTTTAAATAATATCATTATAATATTTTATTAAATAAATCTACTACTAATCTAAGACGTCCTTATAAGTGTCTCTCAGGGAGAACGTCCTAGGGTTAATTTAACGGGTTCGTTCTAAGACTTTTTCTTAGATTTCTTCTTATTTTGTGGTTTAATAACTTGATTATAATATGAATACATTAACTCTTGTGAAAGCATTTGTATCGAATATGCTTCAAATTCAGATGATGGTTGTAGCTCACCTATGCTCTTATGAAACTCTTGCCATATGTGAACTGCTTCATGAACTAATAAGGCTGCTATTTGTATACTTTCATAATTAGATGCTTCTTTAGGGTCTATACAAACAATTCCAGCTCTCTTACCTTCTTTACTCCTAATGAAATGAGTAGTGGCACTAGAATCTTGTTTTACCCAATAACCGATTTCCTGTGGTGTAATTTTAAACTTCTTTAATTCCTTATAAAATTGCTTCTCATTTGTACAGAGAGCATAATAATATGAACTTACGATTAAGCTTCTTGAACACCATTCTATGTTTTTCATAAAAAAAAAAAAATAAAGAGGAACCTCCAGAAAGACCCTATAAAGGATCTCTCTGGAGGTGTTGATGTTAAATCAGACGTTTAACATTTCGGTACTTAATATACGGCTCTAAGTGGTTCCAATATTGCGCTTTCTTAAAAGTTTTATCAAAACGATTTGCAACTGATTGATCTCCAGCTGATTTTAGTTTTGTTAAGAAGAATCTAGCAATATATAAATCATCACTTTCTACTCTAATTATATTAGACTGATATACAAGATTAAATCTAGTATTTACATGACTAATATCTTCATTAGCGTATATATGAAGAGCCTTATAAAAAGCTGTTTCAATTAGATTCCACTGTAGATCTTTATTCTTTCTGTATTCATTTATGTGTAAGAATTTTTTACCTACAATTTCATCTAGTGCAAAATTTATTGTTACTCCTTTCGATGGTCTAATGAATTGACCTATAGTTCCTGTTTCAAGTACGTCATGACGTTGACCAGCTCCAGCATGCTTACCCTCTAATATTTTATTTCTATCATGTAAGTCTTTAATTAAAGTCTTTCTAAGCATGTAGTTAAGCTGAGTTGCAGTCTGCCTTAATAGATGCGATGCTGATATGGTTATCATATTTAAAGTTTAAGACCTCTAAGGTTAAGAGCTGTTTCCTTTTCTTTACGTCTTACATGGGGTCTCTGTTTAATTAGATTCCCATCTTTGTCGTATTCAGGTCTACGCCATTCTTTCATTTTACCTTTGTTTTGTGACTTACTCATTTACTCTCCTTTATATACCGATCTAATGCTAATTTAAAGCGTTTATCTAATTGATCGACTGAGTCTTCAGGATAGATAACAAATAATTTTGCATAAGCATCTATCATTAATATATCAGAATTATCTTTTAGAAATTTCTGATAATCTGTATCAATCTTCTCTGATTTCGTATCCAAAAGGTACTTTACCATTTAATATCCCCTTCCAATGTCTAAGAATGTCATTTGATACTTTAGCATTATCTGCTAATCTCTTTTCAGCATGATCTTTTAACCAATTAAATGTCTCCTTATTGATTGTTTTGTCAAAATGATCTTCATACTGAGGATAGAGCATATTACGATAGTCTAATAGTTTCATAGGCCCTTCGTAATGACCCCATTTACGTATGAATTCCCACATTACTGCACCACCTTGAAAACCTGAGATACCGCCAGAATTACTATTATTCATAGCATGACCAGCCCTATAACATACTGCTGCTATTGCATGTACAATACTATCGTATGTATGATCATATTCATTAAGTTCTTTAATTAATGCATCTATTGAATCATTATTCTTTAATTTATACCATCTTTTAATTGTAGCAGGTGTTACTTTCTTTCGCTTAGTTTCTGATGTTTTCATACATATTCCCTATTTAATAGTGCGATTAGTAATATAGTTAATTACAGTATCAATTAATACGTAATTCCAATATTTGTTTTGTGTTTCATACCTTAATGCTGCTAAGTTTATAATTTTTTCTCGATCTTCTTCTGTTAATTTTATAAGAGATTCTGTATATTTATGTACTAATGTATGAGGATCTAAATGTTCATTTTCTGAAATAAAATCATCTAGGTATTTATGATTTATCTGTTTATTCAAGTGTTTCTCCTTTATTTAATTCATTTCAGATAATCTTTTACGTAAGATATTAATTAATTCTTGAGTATCTTTTGATACTCTTCTCATATAAGCAAAGAATTCTAGCTTTTCTAAGGCCTTTTGCATTAATTCCTTATCAGTCATGTATTCTCCTTTAAAACCCGCATGACTGACTTGATCACTATCCAACGCCTCAAGCGCCATCTGCATAGCTTCTCTGCTCATTTCTCAATCCTGTTCAGGTAGCGGTTAATTGCTTCCTCATGAGTTTCCCCTTCAACCATGACAATGTTTCCGTTTAAGTTTGTTCTAACTGGCCATTGTTTAATTAATCCCAAACGCTCTTTGCACTCTTGCAAACCAAATTCACCGAGCAATGCAGCGGAAACATAAACGCCCATTCCGTTTTTTACCCCTATGCAAACGCTTCCATTTACAAGCGCCTGTTGCATAGCTTCTCTGCTATCTTTACTCATCATTCAACTCCGAAATGTTTTTTAATCAATTCTCTTGCTTGATTCAAGCCACCAAGATTGGTAGTTATACCTTCACTATATTGTAATTCACAATCAGCGTTAATGACTTGACACATTTCTCGCACAATCAACTCGATCAATCCCTCTACTTCTTCACGATACATAAAGTAGTAGTCATCCTCAACCGTCTCACCATAAGAGTTGAAGTAGTCTCGGCAATAGTGTTGTTTTAGATATGCTTCAATTCGTTCGTTCATTCTTTGATTCCGAAGTGTTCTTGAATATGATGAATACAATCCCGCATTGCTCGGTCATATCCCTTATCCCAATCTTCTTCTGCCGAGTCATTCGTATATCGTTCAGGGGTATTATCAACTAGAGTCGAAACAAAT